ATATCGTCGTTTGTTTTGATTCGTGGCATATGTTTATTTTATTTTAGTTTTCTTGGAAATCAATTAGTTTAATTTGTTTCGTTTGTTTAGTAGTTTCTTCAATTCTTCTTTATTGCAATTTTTGAAAAGTTGTTCCAACACCCACATCATTCCACTTTCCCAACTAATTTTGGAGAAGTCTGGTTGAGTTGGGGGTGTTGGAACTTTATTCATTTTAGAGATCAGCAATCAGCTTATCAAGGGCTGCATCCGGATTTTCTTCTTCCTTGTCAGGCTTTGCGGCTTCCTTCAGTTCAGGATCTTCGTCGTCCTCATTTACTTCTATTGGGGCAGCCTTCTTAGAATCGACACCCAGATAATGAGTGTTAAACTGTTCCTTAATCTCTTCGTAAGACTTCTTGGTGAAGATGGTGTCGAGGGCTTTGATATTGCCATAAAGCTCTTCCACATTATCTACACCAGGCAAGGCGCTAGCCTTGGTGATAAACTTGGAGGAAACATAGGTTGGAAATCCTCCTTCGTTCTTTTCACACTTAATACGAAGATTCAAACCGTTTTCGGAAGCATCAAAGATCTTAGAACCGAGTTCTTCTGCGTCTTCTCCGTTCATTGCAGCATCAATAATCTTATCGAGCTGTTTGCCATAACGAAGAATCTTAACCTGACCTTCATTCTCTGGGTTGCTTGGGTCTGTTACCACGAAAACATTAACCAACCAGTTTTCGTTACGACGAATAGGCTGCATGGCCTTAATGTCGGCTTCATTGTTCTTCTTATAGACCTTGGAACGATATTCATCAATGGGGCACTTCTCTCCATAGGTAGTAGGACACAGACAAGAGGTTTTCTTACCGTCAAGGACAGAGTCCCAGAGGTGATGATAATAGTGGAAGAATGTGCGTTCGGGGGCTTCTAGGTTTGGCAGAAGGCGAACGACATAGGTCTTACCCATTTCCATCTTGAGGAAATCGGAAAATCCAGATTCTTGTTCTTTCTTGGCTAAGGATCCTTTGATGGAGTCGAATAGTGAGGCGGTGTATTTCATGGTTGTTGTGTTTATTGGTTGTGTTGTTTATTATGTTTGGGAATTAGACTTACTCAACTCGGAACTTACAAAATTCTTAATCTTATGAGTTATTTCTTGCACCAGACCTTTTATTTTTGAGGACTGATGATATCTAGTTTTCAGTATGTCTAAAGTGTTAATCAAATCAGGCGCCCAATAGGCCTGTTCTTCTTCGGTTAAATTGTAAAAATCATTGGCTCCCAATTCAAAGAGACAATAGGGGCTGATATTGTGCTCCCGATAATGCATCGTCCAACTTGGCATCAGGCCGTTCTTGTGCTGGAGATATTTCTCCACTGGAATTTTGTTCTTGATACAAAACATCCCAATAAACTTCAATCCCTTCTTAATTTCATCCAAATGACTTTCTGGAGATTGGTTTTCTTGGTGCTTCTTGTAAAGCTGATAGTTTCGAATGCCGACCCTGGAAGCAAACGTGTCTAATGTTGGATAACGATCCTCTGGATGTAAAACATTAGGGGCTGCAAAATATTCTTCCCAGTTGATTTGGGGATACTTAGAAAGAAACAGACTTAGTTTCTTTAAGGGGCTAACAATAGTAGCGGACAGATCTTCAAAGTTCTTTCGAGGCGTCCATGCTTGCCCTTTCCTCGAGTGTTTGAGATAGGTATTGTAAAGGTTTTGTTCAGTTGGGGTTAGCGGGTTCAAGAAGCGGTTTATTCGTTTTTAGGTTGCGGTTTTTTCGGTTTAATTTTGAGCGGAAGAGTCGTTTGTAAAGATTCGGCGCACAGTTAATGTATGCTTTGATAATAGCGTGAAGATTAGTATCTTCAAGTAGCTCCATGAAGATTTTTTGAGTTTTCTGATCTTCTAAGAACAACTTCAGAAAATTGAGGAAATTCAGTTTCTTTCCTCTAGCAATACAAACAAAGGATCCAAACTTTAAAGCAATGTCTTCAAATTCTGTGGTATCAAAGGCGTTCCCTGGATTGGTGAAATCTTCAATCTGCTGTGCGCTGGTGATAATCATTACCCATAATTATCCTAACAAAGAACTAAGGCACCATTTAATGGTCTAATACTTATCCTAAACCTGGTGCAAATTCTTAGTAATTTCCAAAAATTTCTCGGTAATTTTGCCACCAGAAGCATAAACATGTCCAGCACCTTCACAATACTTCTCTGCAAATGTTTTAACATCTACTTTATCTGGGTGTTTCATATTACTCCTCAAACTAATTCGTCCAGTTTTGGTGTTGATAAAGAAATAAGCTTGTTGTTCTGGATACATTCGCTGTAAGGCATCCATTAGTTGGGAAGTATTTCGCTCCAACTGAAAGGCTGCTACACATTGTTCTTTTCCTTCTATAATAACGTTCCCAATATAGGCTTTAGTATTCTCTGCTTGGATATCAGCAATCCTTAAAACAGATTCAATTTGCTTAATCTGCATCAAACTAAAAGAAACAAATCCATCTCTATAATCCCGAACAAAAGTTTCCCACTTATTGCGGTAACATTCCCAAAATACCATGTTGAGTTGGTAGGAACGAGGATCCTTCAGAGCATAACAATCAAAATCATCAGCCAAGGCAATTAAAGCCTTCTGTTCTTTGCTGAGATTCTTATCCTTTAAGAAATTTTCATAGATCCACTTAGCACAAGAGGTGGTATCCTTCCAGAGGATCTTAGCTTTTTTGAATTTAGGAATAACATCAGCCGAAGAAGCATGATGATCAATAATGGTTACATTAGGAAGATCCATATCTAGGAATTCTTCGCGCAAAGCCAAATCTAATAAAACTACCGAAAAATTCGAACCGCCTTCTGTGTCATAAATTTTCTTAATTTTACCATTGCCCACATCTAAATTAGACATCGGATAAGAAATGATCTTACAACCAGGCCGGGCCCATTGAAAGGCTAGGAGACTAACCACCCCGTCTAAATCGTAGTGAGTGAAAACAAGGTAAGTTTTAGTCATTTTAGTAAGTCTTCCAATAATCACCCCAACTTTGGAATCCGTTGGGAGCCTTTCCGCCGTAAGCCTGTTCTCGCAATCTTTCACGAGAGGCATAAAATCCTAACCCAGGATTATCTTGCATATATTTTTGGATTAATTCGGATGAGGGCTCTTGTTGGAGTGTTGGATATTTAAATACCCCTTTTGATTTTCGGTTCATAAATTAATCTTCTCCTCTAAATCGTAGTGAGTGAAAACAAGGTAGGTCTTATTCATTGGGTTGTGGTCTTTTATGCGCAAAATATTTTTCCCATTGAATTTGGGATGCTGCCGGTCTATAGAAGGCATTCCACCAACGTTCTTTGGGAAAAAATCTAAATAAAATTTCTCGATATATAGCCCTACAAACTCGTTTAATATATCTCCATTCAGCAAACAATCTATATTTAATGGGTCGTGGTCCGCAGGTATGGCATCTAACGATTTCAGGACCATCTAATCCATGATTCCAGGAACGAATTTTTATAGTTGAAGACTCTAATCCAGTCCAAGGAGTCCTTCGGATATAAGTTGTTCCCTTTCCGCAATAAACACAAATATCATTCATAAATTAATTTTCTCCTAATTTTTCTATTAAATCAAGGGTATTATTCAATGAAGTATCAGTAGGCTTCTTATTCTTCAAACTTCCAGGAATATTGGGCACCGGAGGAGAATATGCTTTAGAAACTTCATCTGGATCTGTTAATGATAGTGTGGGGTAGTCAATTTGGAGAATAGTAGAACATTCTCGTGGACCAAATCGATTCTTAGTGATACCTAAATGAATAACACCCAAGTCAAAGTCTTCTTCTTCGGTCCAAATAGGCATCTGACAATCGACCGTATGAGCCAGACCCATAGATTCGCTTGTTGTTTCTAATGCTGGCATTACTTGACCATATCCAGATCGATTCGTCTGACTGGCTGTAACCAAGGGGCAACTAAAGTAATATGTTAATGCTCTTAATTGTTCTGCAATTTCCTTAATAGCCTCATAAGAACTGACTCCGTGGGTTAAGGGGGCTAATAGATTAAGATAGTCCAGAACAATTACATCAAATTTAATACCCTTTCTCTTCATCCTCTCAATGTATGCCTTGAGTTGGAGAGGATTAATTCCTTTGGGTGGGAATTCTTTGATAATTAGCTTGGCTTTTCGGTGTTTAAGTTTATAGGTTCCTAAAGACCCCTTCAAGGCTTCTATCTCTTGTGGGAGATTATCAAATGGGATCTTGGAAAGTTGAGCACTGATGCGCTTGGCATACATCTGTTCAGACATTTCCAATGTAACAAGCAGCACGGATTTATCCTGACTAAGGATATTGGCTGCTAAATTCCCCAAGAAAATTGACTTGCCTACATTAGTTACTCCGTAGAAAGCATACACAGCTCTGCCTTTAGCTTGTAATCCCCCACCAATTCGTTCATCTAACCACTTCCATCCTGTTGGGATGACCTGAAATACCTCTTGTAGGTCCTTACAGTGCTGGTCTATGCTCTCCAAATAGTCCATTCCAATACTATTCACCAAAGAAATACCACATGCTGCTTCAAATTCATGAAGAATCTTGGCTGGTTCATATCTTCCAGACTGAATGGCCACATGGGTTCGAATAGAAGTAGCTAAAACAGCCTTCTCCTTCAAGAACCTTTCCGTGTTGATCAACAAAAGGTCTTTGTCATAGTGTTTATCAATCCCTTCGAAGGATTTCACTACTGCTTTAAGCGAACTTTTGTGTTCTTCTTCAATAATATGGGCCTTTAGTTCCGTTAAGTTGGGAACTTTCTTATGAACACCATAAAAATGCGCGAGAATTGAGAATACAGTTCGCGTGTCCTTGCATTGGAAGTAAGAAGGGACGATATACTCGATAGCAGCATCCAAATACGAGGAATCTGTTAGAGCATTATAGATCATAATGCGTTCAAACTCCTCAAAATTGAGTGGTAAGGTATCTTCAGCCATTAATCAATTGCTTTCCAGAATTTTTGGCGACTTCTTCCCACATATTCCAATCCATTCGAGGCAATGTATTGGCTATCTTCATAAACATACTATGATTATTAGTCAAATCCACATTTCGTTTATGCCAATTTCTTTGACATTCTGGACACCTATTTACTAATTCAGTTAGAGCAGCCACTTTATCAATTTTGGTATCTGGAATATTGTGAGGAAGCAAGCCTTGAAAGGGACTGTTGTGTTTATACCCTCGAGATTCCATTTCTTCCACCAATTCCTCATGTCGGGACTCCAAACTTTCTACCTCTAAAAGGTTATTGGAGAGAAATTTGGTAACCTTCTTGCCTTTATTGATATGTCCGACGAACATATGTATTTCCACATGTTCTCCGAGGAGATGTTTTCTACAAAGAATTTTAGGATCGCACAGCCATTGACGCATGACTTATTTTAACTTAAAAATTCTTAGGAATCAAGAGTTCGTTATGATTCTAATAAAGTCCCCAATACTCCAACAATCTTCAGAACATTGGTGTTTGCATTTGTCGTAGATAATAAATGCATGGGGATCAGTGGTGTATATAGGGTGTTTCCCATGGGAAACAAGATTTTCTGCTACATATTCCATAGCTCCTTTGAGGATCTTTGCGCCCGAAAATTCCTTTTGACAATTACGACATTTAAACATTATGGAACTATAGTATTCTGGTGGAATCTCTGTAGGTTCTTCCTCTTTAATTGCGGTTTTGGGTAATTTACCGAAGCTAAACCATGCCATATTATTTTCTTTGTTTAAATTTGAGAGATACTTGTTTCTTTCCGGACGGATGCCAAAATTCTATTAAGCCATCAAAGCCCACAATTCCGGGAATATCTCTGGTTACTAACTTTCCACTTTTGCCGTAACGCAAATCCATACCATAAGGTGCATCTTTACCTTTCTGATTGGTAAAATACTCAAAAAGTAACTGTTCTAAATGAAGTTTAAGACGTTTGGTAGTCATTTAGTAGAAATTGGATTATAGCCTCCATCCCATCTTACCGAATCGTGTCTGGGGAAATAAGAACCTTCCCACTTTACTTGATTGTATTCTGGTTTATTCATTTCAATAGGACCAATAAATTGAGTTAAAGTCTTACAAGCTTCATTGGCTTGGTATTCTGTTTCAAAAATACCGATTATTTCCCATGGTTGTTGTTCCTCTTTGTATTCTCCAGCCAACCAAACAATTTTAGGGTCATTCATGTGTGGGAAAATATTTAAAGGGATCTCCAAAGGGAGGAATATAGATAGCTGAATTTAATTCATGTTCCCAAACTTCTACCTTAGAAACCCAGCATCGACCATTAGTTTCTTGGTCTATAAAGGCTTGCGCAGCGTGATAACACCATTCAGCGGTCTTTTCAATGCCAACCCCATCCATAATACGAAGATCACAACCACCCTTATCATGTAGTTCTTGGTATAATGGAAGTAAGGAGTCATTCTTCGCACAAAGAAGCGTGTGGTCGAATTGGTTTTTAAGAATTTCCTTTAATCCACTTAACCCACCATAATCAACACACCAATTACGATGATCCAATTCATTGGTTGAGAATTCAAATTTCCCCCTCAATAAATATCCATGCGTATAACTGCATCGATGAGAACGAGTTCCCGCGTTTCTGCCCTCTTTGGCTGCTTCTTGTCTGAAGCAGCAGCTACCCAACTCTAATATTTTTGTAGATTTAAACATGTTAGTATTCTAATATATCTTTCTGGGATTTCTAGTTACCATCCTTCATAATCTGAAATGTCTATAGTGTCTTTTTGTTCCATAGCATCAGTAACTTGAATAGCCATTCCTATCGAAGTTGGGGTGAAACTGTAGGTAAACCTACCACCCATCGCACCGCCATACTTGTTTAAGTTTTTGGTCTTCATCCAAGCATCTAGTTTTTCCAGTTCTTCTGGTAAAATGGTAAAGGTCATATTACTTCCAAACAGTTTTCTTTAATTCATAATCTTGCGGCCTGCAAAGATTCTTTTCTAATTCGGCGGCTTGTAGCTCCTGATAAGCCCTCTTAATAATAGCACCCATCTTAACATCTCCTGGATGGGGTTGGTTAGCCTCCAATTTTGCCAATTGATCTTTCAAATTGATGTTCGCCTGGTCTGCTCTGTCTAATGCACCTATCAGTCGATGATTTTCATTTTCAAGCCTGTCGGCATTTAGTCGATGTGCATCGAAGGATTTGCTTATCGTTTTTAGCTGGCTCTGATAATCCTTGATAAGGGATTCTTTCCTATCAATTTCTCTGGTGGATTGTGCTAGTTTATCAGCCAAATCATCATATGCATCTTCTAAAATACCAAATTCTTCATCAGCGTTCTTTAAATCCTGATCCAAACGTGTAATGTCCGCTGAAAGATTTTTGTTTTGTCTGCGGACGTCATATAAATCCTTTGAATCCTTTTGTAATTTGATAATAGTTTCTCGCTGATTTTTATTATATTTTTCTAGGATCTCATAAGATTCTTTTAGTGTTTGATGAGATTCCTTTAGCACTTGATAATTAACATAAATGTCTGTGGTGGACATTAATTTGTCCCAAGAATCTTTTAGTGGATCATTATACTTCATCGGTAGTTTCCTCCTCATCGGTTTCAATTTCTTCTGGTTCGGTCGCATTGTTGAATTTTAGTTTCGCTTGTAATTGTTTCTCCAATTCAGGAAGAATAGTTTCTTCCCACAAGGTTTCATCACTTCTCCATTGCTTATAGAATCCTAGTTTTTTCCCATCCAACAGAGTATAGGTCGTTCCTGTTTGGATAATAGCTCCGTAGCCAACAGCCATATCTAATAGACCAGAATACTTTTCCAGGCCTGTGGTGAAGTTCAGATATAGTTCTGCTTCCAAAAAGGGTGGCGCAAAGCGATTCTTAATCGTTAGTGCTCGAATAGTAACTCCATTAACTCCCTTTCGAGCAATGGGACTAACATCTTCTGTGGCGTCCCGGTTTACATTAGAACCAGTAGCTCCAGATTTTTCTTGGGTCACTGATAATTGAACAGCTAAGGAGGCCAGATACTGGATAGCTTTTCCACCAGACTGATTCTTTACCATAGAATCAAACATAGCAGATGGATCATCATACACATGGTTAGAGAATAACACTGGAATATCAGCCCGTGCTACTGGATAGGTGATGGATCGAATGAAACTTTTCATTTCTCGGGCGCGAGCACCCATGTCCATGGCATCCTTACCAGCTAGAATGTCTGCCTTTTCCTTGGTAGAAATCAAATTGCCCAAAGAATCAATGGACATAATGAATTTGCTCCTTTGCCCTGCATTGTTTACATTAGTTAGAAACCTATTCATTTGGTTTCGGGCTTCCCCAATCGTTTCAATAGGAACGTGCTTAAACCGAGTAGGATCTCCTCCAACATTAATCACCGATCCTTCATCGATAGCCACTTCGGTGTCAAATCCTACAGCAAACCGCCCTTTCTTTTGGGCATTGCCAATAATCTTGTTAATGATGAACGATTTACCAGTAGCAGAGGGTCCAACAAATCCAGTAATACGGCCAGACGGAACTCCTTTATACAAAGAACCACTGCAAATTACATTCAGAGCATAACAACCCGTATCAATCCAACTATCTACTTTGGAAAGAGTGCTGTTATTTAGAAATGCTGCTTCTGGGTTGATCTTATCAATGTCGGCAAAGATGTTATCTATCTCTGCTCCAAATCCTTCTTTTGATTTTTTAGCCATAATGGATTAGTTACCAAACAACTTGATGATATTGGACTTTTCAGTCTGTCCTGGTGCAACAATGCCGTTGGCTGTTCCTGGCGGAACAATAATGTTATCCTTGTTGAAGATATTTCTATACTGTTGCTCCAAACGGTAATCCAATACAGGCACGTCTGTGCGGACCAGATTAACCTTGGGATAGGACAGGACCACATCTGCGGTCTTATCTCCTGCAAATTCTTGGAAGAAGACTGGGATGGTCTGCACCTGCATACCCCCTTGAGGATTCTGCTGGGACGGAGCAGTGGCTACGACATGTAGGATAGCTGGGTTCTTAACCTTTAAAATAGTTTCGTCTTCTGAAACTAATTGTCCTATAATAGTTCGGCCAACGGCGTCGAGAAAGATGATAACTGGGTTTGGATTAGTGGGTGTGTTTGTGTCGCTCATAGATTAGTTATAATTTTAAGTTAGTTTTTGGGAATTTCAAGTGGATATTAATCTTTAAATGGATCTATAACTCCATCAGGGCACATAGCCACTCCAATTGGAGTAAGAGTATGTAGAATCTTAATGGTTTCTTTGTGGGCATCCAGAACTTCGTCCAGACGCTTATAGCAATGTGGAGATTCATCCACTCCGGCTCCGCGTAATTCTACTTTAGCCTTAGTTTTCACCCAATCATTCATCATTTCCTGGGAAACTAGACCTTCAGAAACTCTGGTCTTAACGCCATTTTTCCATTTAGATTTGCCAGCAGCAGCCGTTCGAGACATTACTCGTCCTGCTCCATGAACTGTGGAATATAAAGACAATTTAGATTCTGCAGAATCTACTCCTTCTAAAATGACAGAGTTTTCTCCCATGGTTCCACCGACAAATCCCCTTTGACCAGGGAAAGCAGGAGTAGCGCCCTTGCGTCCGACCCAAACATAGTCATCGTTTTTAGTAAATTCTGGATGCCATTCCTCCCAGGCGAAATTGTGATGATTGTGAACTTCTTCTAAAATGTTTGCCCCCAAGATATTTGCTACTTTAGAACAAACCAAATCTCTTCCAGCATAAGCATATTCCCCGCAAAGCGCCATACCGTCAATATATTGTCGGCCTAAATCGGTTCCTTCTTCCAAAATTACCGGTTCGACGTCAATACCATCCTTGCCGCCACCAGCTTTAATGAAGTGGGTAGCTAGTTTATGACCCAATCCCCTAGACCCAAAGTGAACGCCTATCCAAATTCTTTCCAACTCATCATGAAAGATATCAACATAGTGATTACCAGACCCCACCGTGGTCAACTGTTCTCTAGCCATTTCCTTTAACTCTGCACAAACAGGTATGTTCCATGAAGGATTATCGAATACTGAATGGTCTATTCCGTCATTATTTTTTCTACCTATGCCAAAGGAGATGTTTTTAAATATATCATCCATGATAGTTGATATATTGTCTCTTATATCAGAAAGTTTTGCATCAGTCAATACTGCTTTATTGCCACACGCTTGATCGAATCCTGTAACAGAAGGAGAAATAGCTCCTCTTAAAGCTAAGACTCCCCCAATAGGGCAAGAATATCCCGGGTGGTGGTCCGCGGTTAATGCCGCTCCAACAAAAACACCCATATCTTTAGCTTTATTAACACAAACAGAAAGTTGCTTAATAGCATTTGGGATTGGTTCACCCCAAACAGGAATTCCGTCGATTACTTGATACATATTGGAAGTATCTCTAGTTTAGCTTGGAATATCCACAAATTTCTTCTCGGAAATAGTTCACATTCTTAATAACCGTATCCTTTA